CTTTGTTCCAAGTACTGATTCTACTTCTCCTACTGGTATTGGTGGTGGTGGTGCTTTTTCTGATATTGATGGTGCTGCTTCTGCTTCTACTTCTGCTTCTACTTCTTTTGTCTCCAAACACGTAAGTGCTAAAGCAAGAGACGTTATAGTTTTTCCTGTACCCACTCCATGAAATAAAAAAGATCCTCTATCTAATTCATTTACTTTCGGGTTTGAAAATCGTTCCACTGCTAAAAATTGGCGTGTGTCCAATTTGGTTTCCGTGGAGACAGAGTCAAATAATTCATCTCTTTCTGTTTGATCTACATTTGTATCATTCTCTGTAATTGCTTTTAATGAATCAACCGGTATCGCATAATTTAATGGTGATGTTGCGGCTAAATGCAAAAAATATTGAATGATCGCAAACCAAAAATTTTTATTGTTGTGACAAATTTTTTTAAGATTGTTGTTATTATCATAAATTAGATTTTCCTCCCCTATACCTACCATCTTTCTAAAACTGACTGGATATGTACTTACTAATTTTCCAAGTGCAGCAACATTAGAAACTTCCATTCTATCGCTTACAAGTGTCATTGTCTCATTAATTTTTGTTTGAATATCCTCCTGATTCTCATTATTTAATGGATTTACAGGTTGTTCGTTTGATTGTTTGTCTGATGAAAAAAAATTATTTACATTCGTTTTTATATCTTCAAACCCCTGATTATTATTTGTAGTTATACACTTATCTAAATTTAAAGGAGTTATATCTCGAATAAGTGTTCGATCTAAAATAGAAAAAACTGATCTTTCGTTTAGAATTTCTAATATGTCACTCTTTAATTGGCGTATTTCTTTTTTCGAGGTATCATAACCAGGGTTTAATTCTTTAATAAGTGTTTGAAAGTCTTCTTTAAGTGGTTTGCTTGCTGGTAAAAATAACATTGTTAATGCCTTTTTTGTAATTTCTATTTGTGGAATTTGTCCATCTGTTACTACTTCTCCTTCTACAACTGGTACTGTATTTTGATCCGGTGTATTTAGATTCGATGTATTGTTACCCGATGTATTTTGATTCAGTGTATCCATATTTATAATATATTCATATAAAAATACAAAAATTATACTTACTAAATGTTTAAAATAGTTGCTGATAACATGACTTGCAATAATTATTTTCATAAAAACCGTATATTTTTTGAAAATGAGACTCACATTTTTTGCAATAAGACACTTTGCAAATACAACAATTTTTCACAGTTTTTTCTCTTTTTTTACATAAAACGCATTGTGTTAAAAAATCATTGACAGGTTTTAATAAATAAGGATCCATTATTTATTATACCGTTGGAAATTTAAATCGGAACAACTCCGTTGTCTGATTTCCATTTCCTTACCGGTATCTGACCCTTGAGTAAATTCAAATGTTCCATTTGAAATTACCAAGGGTTTAAATCAATTTATTTTATTTATTCCACAGTAACCACTTTTGCCAAATTACGAGGCATATCAGGATTTAATCCTCTAGACAATGACAATTCGTATGCCATAATTTGAATAGGAATAATAGACAATAAATCACGGAATGTTTCATTATAGGGGATTTTAATACAATTCGGTTTATCACAATCTTGTTTGTCGGTGATAATAATAATATTTGCATGTCTAGATTTAATTTCTTCATATGCATTCATGGATTTGCTATAATAATCATCATCAGGAGCTATCAAAATAACAGGGAATCCTTCATCTAAAAGAGCAAAAGGTCCATGCTTTAAACTACTTGTACTATAACCTTCTGCATGAATATACGATATTTCTTTGATTTTCAATGCACCTTCGCGCGCAATACTTTCGCATTTTCCTTTCCCCAATAAGAAACAACTTTGTCTGTTATCAAAAATAGGGATCAATTCTTTCACCAAGGATTCACATTCATAAATAGTCTTTTCAATGTCCATATGCAATTTTCTTAAATCGTTTAATATCTTCACACGTTTTAATTCATGCTTATTATTGGTTTGTGCAAACCAAACTGCAATCATAGATAACAAAATAACTTGCGAACTATACGCTTTTGTACTTGCCACTGCCACTTCACGACCCGCATTCAAATAACATCCACATTGTACTTCGCGTGCAATTAAAGAATCAACTACATTCACGATACCAATCATATATAAATCATATTCTTGAGCAATTTTAATACATCTATGCAAATCTTTGGTTTCGCCTGATTGTGAAAGCATTAACACTGCCGTTTTTCCTATTTTGGGAATATCCGACTTTGTAAATTCGGCACCATCAAACAATTGTACGCAATTCAAATCAGCAATTTCTTTGAAAAAATGAACGCCAATCATACCTGCATGATAAGAAGTACCACAACCCAACAATATTAAATTATCGATATTTTTTAAATCATGTATCTTTTCATTTAATCCACCTAGACGTACTTCATTGTTCGATAACAAACGACCTCCTAGACTAATGGCACGTAAAGACGAATCAACTTGTTCATTGATTTCTTTAATGGTCCAATGAGGATAGGGCGCGGGCGTCAAAGCATTGTTTGAAATCAATGCCGATTTTTCATCATAACTATCTTTTGTTTCGATTTTGACTGTTTTTTCTTCTTCATTATAAGTTAAAACGCATATATCGTGATTGTTTAATACAATATATTTATTGAACAAATTACAGAACCCACTTTGCTCACTCACAATCATTGCCATATTATTTTCAATACCAACTAATAAAGGACTACCGTGACGAGTACAATATATTTTGTTTGGTTCATCTTTATGTAAAATCGCAATGCCCCAGGTGCCTTTTAAATCTCCAATCACTTTTTTCAGGGCACTCTCGACATCATTGGAACCACTTTCAACATCATTTAATTGATCATAATAATAGGCAAGTAAATTGACAATGACTTCGGTATCTGTTTGAGAAATACATGGAATACCTTTTCCTGCAAGAAAACTTTTGATTTCTTGGAAATTTTCAATAATACCATTATGAACTAATGCAAATTTTGCATTATAAGAAATATGAGGATGGGAATTAATATCTGTTTTTGCACCATGTGTGGCCCAACGTGTATGACCAATTCCAACATGACTATCTTCATAATTATATTTATTTAAATATTCTAGGGCCGAACTATGTGTTGAAGATGCATATTTATGTGTTATCATTTTACCTTCTTCAAAAATAGAGATTCCGGCCGAGTCATATCCGCGATTTTGCAATTGTAACAATCCATCTAAGATTTTTTTATATGCATTTTCATCGCCAATAAAACTAGAAATACCGCACATTTATATATAACTATCAACAGATAATATACGACAAAAATTTTATGAGTTTTCTCCGTAATTGCCAATTTTATTATTAAATTGGGTTGTTGTTAAAATATAATTCACATATTGCTTTTTCATGCATTGATTAAAAATATGTTTATAAAAATGATAATCACCATATTGCTTGTCTCCCCATTGAGATAATTCTTTTAATGAATGATGGAAACAAATAGACGAGGTATCAATTTCCCCTAAAATTAACTCTTTGTTTAAATCTTTGGGAAAAACCAGTTTATCGGGTCGCAAAAAATTCCAAATAATCATTTTATTCATTGCTAAATGCCAATTGATAATTTCCAATGTGCGATTTCCGATCAAAATATCGTCATCATCTAAAAACATAATATATCCATCTTCCACTTTTTCTAACAATCGGTTGCAATATAAATTGAATTTGTATTTTTCTGTACTTGTTTCTTCCACATAAAAAAAACAAATTTGTGGGTAATGCTGATATTCGTTCAAATAATCCAAGGATTCTTTTTTGTCGTAGCAAATATACACTTGATAGTTCTCATAATTTTGCTGTAAAATACTGTCAATGCATTTTTTGAAACATTCTGGACGATTGCTGGTGCGAATCAATATGTTTATTTTTTTGTCTTTTGTGTCGTGAAACTGCTCATTTTTTTCAACCGCTTTTTGCATATTACTATGATATTTAGTTGTCATTTCGGCTTCACAACAAGAACGTTCTTCTTTGATTCCACATAAAAGGTAATGAGTAAAACATTGTTCTTTCGTAGTAATATTATTCTCTTCTAAATCAGTATAAGTTCTTTTATAAAATTCATAATCAAAATGAATAAATTTATTTTTGTCTATTATATTCATATTTGATTTATTCGGCATAATTCTGGATTTCATTGTAAAATTCATAATATTATACTTAAATATTATATAATGGAAAATTTATCGAAATTACATGTACTGATATTGGCTGGCGGTTTAGGAAAACGAATGCAATCTGATTTACCTAAAGTACTTCATAAATTAATAGGCAAACCAATGTTAGTAAGAGTAATTGAAACCGCTTTGTCTTTGTCACCGGAAAAGATATTTTTAATTGTAGGAAAATATGAACCTGTTATACGTGAAACACTCGCACAATATTTATCTTTAGATAATATTATTTTTGTGAATCAAGAAGAAGCACTCGGAACTGGTCATGCAGTACAGTGTGCATTGTCCGAATTGACTGCACTTCCTAAAAATGATAAGATTCTCATATTATCGGGTGATGTACCCTTGTTAAAAGAAAATACAATGAAATCCATGTTTTCGTCAAATCATTTGGTAAATTTATTGACTACACTATATGATGATCCTCATGGTTATGGTAGAATTATTGCAGACACAGATGGACAATTTTTAAAAATAACAGAAGAAAAGGACTGCACAGATGAAGAACGAAAAATACAAGTAATTAATGCCGGAGTATATTCGTTTGAAATTGACATGTTATGTAAATATTTACCAACTATATCAAATGACAATGCACAACAAGAATATTATTTAACCGATATTTTCGAAATCATTTTGCAAAATGAAAACATGGAAATTGGATTAGTTCATTTACCAAGAGAAAGGAGTTTAGAATTAATCGGAATTAATACAAAAGAGCAATTGGAAGAATTAGAGAGAAAACTGAAATAAATTCCTAAATGCAAAGCATATTATTAGTAATTAATAATATGTTTTTTTATAATATAAATGGAAATACTTCCCATTTTGGAAAAAAGTTTCATGGAAATCGCCCATTTAATGCGGAATCAAAACACATTAGAATTGGGTGATTACATGAATGAATCTAATTTTTCAGGCGATGATGTCAAACAATTAGATTTGAAGTCCAATGTGATATTAAAAACCAATTTGGAGAAATGTGATCAAGTTCGTTGTATTGGATCAGAAGAAGACGAAGAATTGCATTATACAAAAAACGCGAATGCGCCCTATTTAATCTGTTTTGACCCATTAGATGGTTCATCCAATATTGATGTCAATATAACAACAGGAACGATTTTTGCCATTTATAGATATGACCAAAATAATGAAATCAAAAATGGGAGAAATATTATTATGTCAGGATATAGTTTGTATGGAGCTTCCACCCAATATTTAATTGCTCATCAAAATGAATTATCTATGTATCAGTATTCTTGTTCCGATAAAAAATTCGTCTGTAATAAAAAAAATATGAAAATAAAGGAAAAAGGGAATATTTATTCCATTAACGAAGCAAACAAACATATATTGTGCGATAATCGCTATAATCGTTTTATCGATTTATGTATAAAAGAAAATTATACAACTCGTTGGGTAGGAAGTATGGTTGCAGATGCACATAGAACGTTAATCAAAGGAGGGTTCTTTGCTTATCCTGCAAATGAAAAAAACAAAAATGGTAAGATCCGATTATTATATGAAGCATATCCTTTTGCGCATATTTTTGAAGTGGCGGGCGGATATGGATCAAATGGAGAAGAACAAATATTAGATATACCTTTCCCTGAAAATATACACCAAAAGACGCCGATTGTTTTATCGAGTAATAGTGAATTTACTAAATTTATTATCTCGTAACAAGCATAAAACAGATTGATTGTGTTATTTTATCAAAATAACATATTCAACTTTCCCTTTTTATGAAAATTAAAAATAAATACTCATTTGGGCGCCCTTGCGAACATAAGAACATTTTTCGTAAAAACCAACGTTAGAATCAGAGCAATCCAATATGCATTTATAACAATCTTTGTTCTTGGACTCTTTTCCTAAATGTTCGATCATATATTTTCCTAAACCATATCCTCGCCAATTTTTATCAACCACAATATCTTCAATATGTGCTACTTTTCCATAATTACGAATGAGTTTATTTTCAATGAATAAGGTACCAGAAGCCACAATTTGGTTTGTACTATCACATTCAATGACAAATACACAATGATTTTCATTTAATCCATTGATAAACTCTTTTGTCTTTTGCATTTCCATGGATTCAACGTTTATTTCGGTTAATTGTCCAAGAAGGTGATAATAATCATTGGTTATGTCATTTTCATGAATATGGCGAATCGAAAAAGATTGTTCTTTGACTAGAAAACTCACTTTATTCATATTTTTTGATATAAAACTAGAAATATTTTTGTGGATTTCTTGGACTTTGTTTGTATCGGTTCCTTCTACATACAATCGAACTACGTTTTCGGTCCCAGAAGCCCGGACAAATGCGCGATAATGTTGAATGCATTGTTCATCTATGTAATCTTGTAAATATTTTGGTTCAAATAGTGTTAATTCGTCACGAGAAGATTCAAATATATTTTTGTCTTGGACCTTTTGTTTTGATAAAATGGATTCATATGGTTGGAAAAGGGAATGCCATTCTTTGTGATTGATTTGTAATGTATCTAACATGTATAAAACGCTTAATAGATCTAAAATACCATCCCCAATATTTGGATGGA